TCATCAGATGTTTAAGATGGAAGTGGAACTACGTGAAGCATTAATCTACGGCTCCGGTAACGAATCGGGCTTGTACGAAGAGATGTGTCAGCGTCGGGATGCCATCATCCAAGAACGGCGTGATGCTATTGAGGAAGAAGCTAGGCTTGAGCGTATGCGGCTACGGGCAATTGAGCGCAAAAAAGAGCAGCGGATTCAGAATATCCAAGAGTGGTTAGCTGTGGTGTTCGGCGTGGCAATCAGTAGCTTTATCATGTACGCAGTGTGGTGGATGTTTAGACAAGGGAACGACAAATGATGACTCTATTCACAACGCTGATCTCGTTTCTGAGCGGCGGGCTTCCTAAGCTACTAGACTTCTTCCAAGACAAGCAGGATAAAAAGCACGAACTGGCCTTGGCTCAGATTCAGGTGCAATCTCAACTTGAGATGCAGAAGGCTGGCTTTCAGTCCCAAGAGCATATTGAGGAAATTCGCACCGAACAGGTCAGTATTCAGGCGCAAACAACTGAACGGCAGGCCCTCTACGCCCACGACATTGAGATCGGCAAGGGTGCGTCCCAGTGGGTAATTAATATGAGGGCTATGGTACGTCCTACCATTACGTATGGCCTTTTCTTTTTACTTGTAATCATTGACATTGCTGGCGTCTGGTATGCGTGGACTACCAACGTCCCTTTCAACGTCATGATTGAGGCGGTCTGGGACGACGATACGCAGATCATCTGGGCTTCCGTAATTTCGTTCTGGTTTGGGACTCAAGCATTCTCTAAAAAATGACCCGCCTATTAATACTGGTTCTGCTGTGTATTCTTGTAGCGTTCCATATTTTTGGCTGCGCGGATAAGCACGCAGATTGCGTAGAGATGGCACAGCGGGAGTATTCCAACGCCCACCCAGAAACAAGTTACAGTCAATTGATACTAAAGCGGAAAGACTTTGATCGTCGGTGCCCACAATGAAAGTCAGCCAACAATGCTTAAAGATGGTGCGGCACCACGAAGGAATCAGGCTTCGTCCTTACCGTTGTCCGGCTCTTTTGTGGACATGCCTTGTTGGGCATGTGTGCGACCCGAACCACACAAGGATCCCGTTAGAGCAGAGGAAGTCTCTACCGATACCAGAGGGGTGGAACAGGCAATTTACGATAGAGGAAGCTGATGCTGTACTTGCTAAGGATCTTGAGAGGTTTATCAGAGGTGTATCCAAGTATTGCCCTGTTATTACTTCTCAAGGGCAGTTGGACGCATTGGTCAGCTTTAGCTTTAACCTTGGGCTAGGAACTTTACAAAGAAGCACCTTACGGCAGAAGCATAACCGGGGTGATTACAATGGTGCGGCAGAGGAATTCCTGAAGTATACAAAGGCAGGCGGCAAGATCTTAAAGGGTTTAGTAACCCGTCGCAAGGACGAAAGAGCTTTGTACTTGTTATAGACGTATTTGAGGGTTAAAATGGCAACGAAATACCAACCAAAAGGTGGCTTCTAATGGCTGCTGTGATGACGTACACGAGTTTAGCGGCAGACATCGAGAGCTACCTTGAGCGTACTGACACCGCTACGATTGACAAGATCCCTACCTTTATCATGCTGGCAGAGCAGGTTATTGCCTCCCAGATCAAGTTTTTGGGCAATCTTACTGTCAACGAAAGCACAATGGTTCAGGGTAACCCAGTCATTGCAAAGCCTGCAAGATGGCACAAAACAGTTTCCATGAACGTAACGATAGACGGGGTAAAGAGTCCTGTCTTCCTGCGTAAGTATGAATACCTGCGTGAATACTGGCCTGAAGCCACGAATGAAGACGTACCTAAGTTCTATGCAGATTATGACTATACGCACTGGCTGATCGCTCCTACGCCTGCTGCTGCTTATGATTTTGAAGTCCTGTACTATGAGCGTGTACAGCCTTTGGATGTCTCTAATCAGACGAACTGGTTCACTGAATATGCCCCGCAGGCTATGCTTTATGGTTCCCTGTTGCAAGCTATGCCGTTCCTAAAGAACGACGAGCGTATGGCAATGTGGCGGGCGGAATACGATTTGATCATTAATACCCTGAAGACAGAAGACTTGCAGCGTATTGGTGACCGTCAAGCTATTGCGATGGATTCATAATGAGCTATGTATCGCCGTTTACCGGAGACGTAATTCAGCCCACGGACGTAAGTTACCGTGGGTTTACGCTATCTGAAGACACGACATTAAGCTGGCCTATTAACGGCAATGCGACTGGCAACTATGCTGCTCGTATCATGGATATTACGGCCTCCGCAGGTAGTTTGAGCCTCTTTATGCCTCCGGGCAACCAGACTTCTGTAGGTACAGATTCCCTAATTAGGAATACTGGCTCTAATTCTTTTACAGTAAAGACAAGCACTGGCGCGACTATCCTGTCTATTGCGTCGGGTGAGGCTCAGTACATCTACCTAACGGATAACTCTACGGTAGGCGGCACATGGGGCATTATTGCCTTTGGGGCTGGGACTTCTTCTGCTGACGCTGCCACGTTGCAGGGTTACGGCCTTCTAGCTATTTCCAGCACCCTGAATCAAAGCCACCCTGCCTCCTCTATCGTTAACGGGGCTACGTTTGCTGACTCTGACCGTGCGCAGGCTAAGGTATGGTCTAGCGGCGCAGGCACGATCTATTTGCCTTCTGTTGCCTCTGTTGGGGACAATTGGTTTACGCTATTTAAGAATAACGGCACTGGGACGGTCATTATTGACTGTAACGGCTCAGAGTTTATTGATGGTGAGCTAACTAAGTCATTTGCCCCCAATGAGTCTGCGTTCATTATCTGCACGGGTTCTGAGTTCATTACGGTAGGTTACGGTGTTAGTAACTTATTTGTATTTACGGCACTCGTTAAGCCTGTCGTTACAGGTAGCTACACGTTAACGCCCTCTGAGGCGGCAAACACAATTCAAGAATACGTAGGAACGCTAACTGGCAATGTTACTGTTACTTATCCTCCTACAGTCAATTTTTATGTCATTAGTAATCAAACTGTTGATAATGGCTATTCGCTTACTCTGACCACAAATGTAGTCGGCGGGGCTAACGCTGTCATCCCTCCGGGGCAGCAGGCTACGGTTATTTGTGATGGCACGAACTTTCTTAACGCTAATACGACTCAAGCAGGCGCTACGGTTGTCAGCCTTTTAAATGGTGCGGTAGGGACGCCTTCATTGAACTTTGCCGCAGAGACAAGTACAGGCGTTTATAGACCCGGCTCTGGTCAGTTTGCTGTTTCTGTCTTAGGAACACAAAGGATGAATGTTCTTGCAACAGGGGTTCAGGTAACAGGTACAGGGACATTCTCTGGTGGTATTTCCGGTGGAGTGTTCACATGACAAAGAAAGTATTTGCCTTAGATACTGCTGCCGGTATCCAACGAGATGGAACTGTTCTTGATAAGACTTTCTACAACGATGGTCGTTGGGTTCGCTTCCAAAGATCCCGCCCACGTAAGATATTAGGGTATAGGCAAATTACAGCCTCTCTGGCAGGCCCATCTAGGGGTATCTATGTCAACCCTCAGAACAACTTCAATTACGTCTTTAACGGCTATTCTGATGGCTTGCAGGTACTTCCTATTACCAACACAGGGACAGGCTCAGGAATTTCTGACTTTACGCTGAGTAACTTTACCCCTAGCGTTAACAATCTTTGGCAATTCGATACGTTTTACGATACTACTGGCGCAGGTCAGGCTCAGTTAGTGGCACATCCTAGCCAAGACCTTTCAGATATTGCAAGCGATACGAATACACCCGTTTTGATTGGAGATATTGCTGGCACCGCAATGGCCGCTTTAAATGACGGCACCAGTGATATTGAGGTTAGTGGCGGCGTAGTCGTTCTTCACCCTTATATCTTTGTTTACGGCAATAATGGGTTGATTAAGAACTGCGCTGCTGGAGATCCTACGAATTGGACTGGCGCAGACGCTAACGAGAACAACGTAGCAGGCAGTAAGATTGTTAAGGGTTTACCTGTACGTGGTGGATCTAACTCACCTTCTGGCCTGTTTTGGTCTTTAGATTCCCTAATTAGGGTTTCTTACAACCCAACAACTATTACGGCTGGTGGTGTAGCAACTCAGTTGTTTTGGCGTTATGACATTATTTCCAGCCAATCTTCCATT